ATGGCGACACTAGCAGGACTGAGAGCAAGAGCGGGTCTGACACAGGTTGATGTAGCAAAGGCACTTGATGTGACCCAAGCCGCAATATCTATTTGGGAGCGCGGCGATGGAAAGCCGAAGCTCGAAAAAATCCCGACACTTGCAAGGCTTTATGGAACAACGGAGCAGGCTATCATATCGGCTTGTATGGAGAAGCCGAGCAGGAGCAGCTACTATGTGATGAAGCGCAAAAGGGGATAATCAACAGATGGTATTTCGGCACGCTTGTTGACTACCGGGGCATTTCCTCTTGACTACATCAATTATACCACAGAAAGGAGCAAGCAAGAATGGCGGGTAACACCAAGTTATATAACAAAACTTGTCGCCTGCACGCAGGCTTGACGCAGGAACAGGCAATTGTCCTGTTGAATATCGCGGACGTAGGCACGCTCTCAAAGTACGAAAACGGGCATTTGCCCGTCAGCCCAGAGCTTGCGGCGGCTATGGTAAAGGTATACAGGACACCGCTTCTCGCGACCTGGTATGTACGCTACACCAATCCCCAGCTCGCAGGATATCTGCCGGAGCTGACAGAGCCGATTACAGACGGAGATGTTAGCTTCCAAATGGAGCTGGCGGACGACGATATTACCGAAACGAGAGCAGCAGTAAAGGCGATACTCCGTGACGGTATAATCACTCCGGAGGAAGCAGAAACGCTGACAATCAAGGCGAAAACGCTCCGTGAAATAGCGAATAAGATTTTGAGCGCGGCAACCTACCTTGAAAGCAGAGAGCTCACAAACGACGAGGAGTCATAGGACATTCCGACGTCCTCATAATTCTATAAAGAAAGGGGTAGAGCGCATGAACATCTTGAAAGAGTTGGAGCCGAAAGAGGTAGCAAGAGATTTTTACATCGGCAACACACATGTAAGAATAGCGACCGATTATTGCAGACCAAGAGAAGAAGTTCCCGAAATCTTAAAGAGGATAGCAAGGGACGCGCAAAGAGCTTTCGCAGCTCAGGCGGCAGCAAGGCAGTCAGATGGGGCAGAGGCTTCATAGTTCAGTGAAAGGAAGTGATAAAGATGAAGAAGCGTATTATAGCGGCAGTAATCGTCGCAATAGTAAGCGTAGCTGCTTACCCCTTTATGGAGCAGGCAGCGACCGCCGAAAGAGGATATACCGCGTTCGGCGGTGAAGAAATGCTCCTCGCGTTCGGAATTTCCCTCGCGCTATATATACTTGCCGGGGGATTTTCACGGAGCAAAAAGAAAAGCAGCGGAGCAAGATTTCAATGATTCCAGCAAAGATTCACGTTATTTTGACCGACTAATTGCGGAGCTGCCACCAAGGACATGGCTCGACTAGTAAGGGAGGGCACAAATTATGACCCATTTCACAGACGCGGGGGATAAATCGCCCGAGGAGCGCGAAAAGATACTCCAGGGAATTCTTGAAACAATAAAGGAGAAAGAGCATGAACGACATTAAATGGTTTTACTGCTTTAACGCGGATAGCGGCGACTTTTTCGAGGAGATTGAACGCGATATCCCCGAAAGTCCAAGCCACGACGAGCTGGACGCTATCGCGCAGGAGCTTCTTACCAAGTACGGCTACACCGATGGTGGTGACTATGTTTGTATTGGTAAAGGCGAGCATGTCACGATTGAAACTGTGGGAAGCGGGTTAGGCGATTATATCATCGAAAAGCTTGAAGATAGAGCAAGCGACATTTACGGTGCCGAAGAGAACCTCTTTTCGGCAGCAAGCAGAGAGGATATCAAAAACCTCGATAGTAGGATTGAGCAGGCGCTCAGGGAATGGGAAGAAGAACGCAACATTATGAGCGACTACTACACAATTCCCGATGTGGAATGTTATTACTACCACGGGGACAACAAGGAGGAACAGGAATGAAACTCATAAGAATGTACCTTGAAAACTTCAAGGGGATAAAAAAAGCCGAATTCAAATTCGGTGGCTACGACGCGAACATCTACGGCGCGAACGGCACGGGCAAGACCACAGTGTTTGACGCATTTACATGGCTGCTGTTCGGCAAAGCGTCAGAGGAACGTGCGAACTTCTCGCCGAAAACCATTACGGCGGATGGTGTGGCTCACAACCTCGACCACAGCGTGGAGTGCGATATCGAAATCGACGGCACTACGACAACTTTCAGACGCGTATTCCACGAAGTTTACAAAAAGACAAGAGGCAGCGCTGAGTCTATCCTTTCGGGGCATACGACCGACTACTATATTAATGGTGTCCCGAAAAAGGAAAAGGAGTACCAGAAATTCTGGCAGGAGATTTTTGACAGCGACGAGGAAGTAAAGCTACTGTCAATGCCTGCATATTTCGCGGAACAGCTCCACTGGGAGAAGCGTCGCGCAATTCTCCTTGAAATCTGCGGAAATATATCCGACTTGGCAATAATGGAAACTGATACGGAGCTTAAAGAATTGTCCGCGATGGTGGGAAATAACTCCGTTGATGAGTACAAGAAGATAGTCAAATCGCAAAAAACGAACATCAACAAGAAGCTGGAACTCATTCCTGCAAGAATTGACGAAGCCTCCAAAGCCATATTGGACAAGCTACTGACCGGTAGCAAGGAGTCTTTGGAACATCGGGCGGCAGATATCCGAAAAGCCATCTCCGAAGCAGAGAAAGAGCGCGCCTCCATCATTGCAGGAAATGACAAGGAAGCACATACAAGGACGGAGATAGCGGAAAAAAACGCGGCTCTTTCGGAAGCCAGAGCGAGGTATTCGGAAAGGCAGCGTGAAGCGACCGACGCGGCATTAGAAAAAGTCCAGGAAATTCGGGAAAAGCTGACAGCCGAAGAAAACGAACTGTCGCGGAATACACGGACATTAGAGCAATCAAAGCAGCGGGTAGCTGATATTGAGAAGAAGCGCGAACAGATTATGACTTCTCACAAAGAAAAGCAGGTGGAATACGCAGAGGTTGAGCGTGAGCAATTCGACGAAACCTCCGCAGTCTGCGACAAGTGCGGACAAGCCCTGCCGGAAAGCAGAGTTCTCGACCTCAAATCACTTTTTAACGAGCGCAAGAGTAACCGCCTTGTAGCGCTTACAGAGGCTATGAACGGCTTGATTGCAGAGGGCAAGGCGAAAGCGTCAAGGGAAATGCTTGCCGCAGAGCAGCAGATGGTTGCTAATCTGGAAGCCGCTGTTGCAAACAACAAAGAAATGATTGCCAAACTCAACAGTAGTCTTGACGAATATAAAAAAGGTGTGGAAGCAAGTAAACTTCCGCCTTTCGAAACGACCGATGAATATAAGCAGATCACTGCGGCGATTGGTGAGCTGAAAAACCGCGAATGCGAAGCACCCAGAACGGACAGCATAGACGCGCGTATAGCGGATTTGAGAGCAGAGGAGGCAACTATAACCGCAACTATTACCGCACTCGAAACAGAGGCTGTGCAGAAAGCAAGAATATCCGAGCTGGAGCAGGAAGAAAAGTCACTCGGTGCCGAATATGAGAAAGCAGATCACGCACTGTACCTTTGCGAGAAGTTCACGCGTGTTAAATCGGCTCTGCTCAACGATAAAATCAACGAACATTTCAAGACCGTTAAATTCCAGTTATTCAAGCAGAACATCACGAACGACGGTATAGATGATATATGCGATGTTCTTGTCCCTACCGCCACCGGAGCGTTTGTACCGTTTTCCGACGCAAACAAGGCGGCGCGGCTGAATGCCGGCATAGAAATTATCGGAGTCCTCGGAGAGTATTACGGAGTTGAACTTCCGATTTTTGTTGATAACGCGGAAAGCGTTACTCATATTATCCCCACAAAGGGACAACTCATAAGGCTTGTGGTAAGCGAAAGCGATAACGAGCTTAGGCTCGAAACGCTTTGATTTCGAAAGGAGAATTTATTATGGCACAAACCGAAAGCAAGCAGGTACCCACCACTGTTCCGCAGACACCGCCTGCGGAACAGAAATCCGCGTCACCCTCGCAGCAGTTTACAGAAAATGTACTAAGAGAGTTCGGAGCAACAACGTCAAACCCTATCCAGCTTAACGAGAAGCAGAAGCGGCTCGTGCAGGGATACTATATCATCATCGACAGAACGCTGAAAGAGGCTGAGTCTAAAAGAGTGGCGAAGAATAAGAGCAACACCAATCATCAGTATGATAACAACATCCCCTACGACTGGCAGTACGTTAATATGGCAGACCTTGTCCTCGACGCGGTTCACGCCGCCAGAATGGGACTGGATATGCAGGAAGAAGCACATCTGTACCCTATTCCGTTTGCTAACAAGAATAAAGGCTGCTATGATATAGCGTTTATGGAGGGGTACGCGGGAAAGCAGTACAAAGCAGTAAAATACGCTCTTGTTCCTCCGAAAGCGGTCACAATAGAGGTCGTCTACAGCACGGACAACTTTAAGGCGATAAAAAAGAGCCGGACAAATCCATACGACACATACGAGTTCGAAATAACACAGCCATTTAGCAGAGGAGACATTGTTGGAGGCTTCGGATACATTGAGTACGACGACCCCTACAAAAACGAGCTTGTTATACTAACGCTGAACGATATCAAGAAGCGGGCGCAAAAGGGCAGTGCCGAGTTCTGGGGAACAGAAATGACCGGGAAAAAGGTTCAGGTTTGGGAAAACGGAAACAAGACCTGGAGCAATGCAGAGGGCTGGCTCGACGAAATGGTTCGGAAAACGATAGTTCGCGAGGTTTACAGCAAAAAGCATATACCTATCGACCCCGCAAAGCTCGACGACGACTTCCAGCACTTCAAGGAGCGCGAAGTCGTATATGCGCAGGCAGAAATTGACGGTGAGGCGGACGAAAACGCTAACACAACACCGATAGATATTCCGCAGTCAGTTCCGCAGAAACTTCCGCCAGCCACTCCCCCAACTGAGCAGCCTGCACCGACTCAGACCAAACGTCAGCCGATAGTGCAGGAACAGCCGGAGTTCTACTCAGCACCGGACGAAGCGTATGAAGTCCCCGATTTTTAATATGGACATAAAGGTTATAGCGTCTGGGAGCAGCGGCAATGCCACGCTGATTAGCGACGGCAAAACCGCGCTCCTGCTGGACGCAGGAATTTCAATCAAAGACTTGGAGCGCGGGAGCGGCTTTACGCTCTCTCGCGTTTCCGCGTGTCTTGTTACGCACGAACACCAAGACCATAGCAAAGCCTGCAAAGATCTCGCAAAGCGCGGCACTGATATCTACGCAAGCGCGGGAACGCTCCGATCAATCAACGCAGACGGACACAGGTACAAGGCAGTATCACCTCTTACCAGCTTTTCGGTCGGCACATTCGACATCATGGGATTTGATGTAAAGCACGACGCAGCCGAGCCAATTGGTTATCTGCTTTACAGCAGTCGCACTCGCGAAAAGTTGCTATATTTCGTAGACACCGCCTATGTACGATACTCTTTCTCCAACGTTGATTATTTCGTGGTCGAATGCAACCACGGTGAGCGCGAACTACGCGAAAGTGTGAGCAGAGGCGTAATATCGCCGGAGCTTGCTGCCAGAATCGCCAAGAACCATTTAAGCCTTGAAAGGCTGTTGAACTTTCTCAAAGCTAATGACATATCAAGAGCGAAAGAGATACATCTCGTCCACCTTTCCGACAACAACAGCAATGAACAGAGGTTCAAGCAGGAAGTGCAAAGAGCGACGGGCGTGCAAGTTTATATTCATTAGAGAGGAGGGAATGCAAGGTGGCAGTAGCAGTAACGCTATACGAAACCGAAATTGGAGTGCTTTTGTCCTTGCCAGAGGAACAGCGCGGGCGCATACTTACGGCAATACTCTGTGATACAACGGGACAAGAATTACCGCAAATGGACGCTTCGGATAACGCGATATTCACGCTGGTAAATGCCCAGGTAAAAAGAGCCGCCGAATTGTCAAGCAAACGAAAGCAAAGCGCAAAGTCGCGGTGGCAAAACCAGGCAACCGACGACAACAGCAATGAGCAGGCAGAGTATGACAGCACAATTCCAATGCAAGACAATAATGCCGATGTGCAAAACAATGCAAATGGTATGCAAAACGATACAAGCGGCGATATTTGCAATGATTTGCATAATGCAAGTCCATGCACTATAACGAATACGAATACCATAACGAATACGAATACCATAACCTCAACGGTAACGGAAACGAATATGGTAGCCGCGCACACCAACTCCAGCGAAAGTAAATCTCCAAAGTCCAAAAAGGCAGCTAAGGTAGCTCCCGACAAGAAAAACTACGCAGATTTCGTAACCCTGACGGAGGAGGAATACAACAAGCTTGTTGAGCAATACGGAGAAGAAGCTACACAGTGGTGCATACAAAAGCTGGATAACTACAAAGGCTCAACAGGGAAAAAATACGCCAGCGATTACAGAACGATTCTATCGTGGGTAATTGCGAGTTACAACGAACAGTCGAAGCGTGAGCAGCCAGCTCAGACCATACCGCCAGGCATTAAGCAGGAACAGCAAGCAAAAAGCCGAAACCCATTTATAAACGCAGTACTGAATGGAGGCGGTGGAAATGGGTGAAGATTTTAAAATTGTTCCAAAAGACAAGACCTGGTTATCAATCCAGACGGAAAACGCTCTCCCGCTTGAAAGCATAAATTCACAACTTCTAATATTGCAGACAGCATTTCCGACGGTCGTAAGGAATTACGACGAATACGAAGTCCAAGCCTTACAGCAATTGTGGTACGACATATTCAAGAATGTGCCGGAACAGCTAATGCGGGAGGCGATTAAGCGATTTATCATAAACGACCGGAAAGGCTTCTTCCCGTCTCCTGGACAGATAGTCGGATATATCGAACAGATTGTTGCAGAGCAGAAAGAGGCGGAGATGTTAAGGGGCATTCTTGAATATGAATACGAGGAGGCGAGCAGACATGATTAGTTTTGTAGTAGCGGGAAAGCCGCAGGGGAAAGCGCGACCGCGCTTTGACAGCCGTCATAAAATTACCTATACCCCAGAAAAGACCAAGAGCTACGAAGCGCTTGTACGCACCAGTTACCTATCACAATGCCGGTTAGACCCGCCGTTGCGCGGAGCTGTCAAAGCAAACATAATCGCATACTTTCCTATTCCCAAGAGCGCTACGAAAGCAGAGCGCGAAAAAATGTTGGAGGGGAAAGTAAGACCCATGGTTAAGCCGGATATGGACAACATTATCAAGGCTGTTCTCGACGCGTTGAACGGATATGCGTACAAGGACGACGCGGTGGTGGTTGAGGTGGTAGCCGAAAAGTGGTATTCGGACACACCGAGAGTTGGGGTAATACTTACAGATGGAGGTACACAATGAGCGATTACAAGCGGCGTAGGTTGTCGAAAGATGAGCGCCGAAAGATACTCAGAAAGACAGAGGGTCATTGTGCCTACTGCGGTTGCGAACTCAAATATAACGAAATGCAGATAGACCACATTGTTCCACTGCACGTCGGCGGCGAGGATAGAGAGTGCAATATGCTTCCTGCTTGCAAAAGCTGTAACCACTACAAAGGCGGAAGCAGCCTAGAAGTTTTTCGAAAGTTCGTTGAGAAAATGCCCGACACGTTGAACCGGAGCAGCGTTACATATCGCAATGCCGTTAGATTTGGGCTTGTTATTCCGAAGCCCAGAAAGGTTACATTTTATTTTGAAAAGATGAAAAACAGGAGGAAGCCGAATGAATAAAATCATTCTTATGGGGCGTATCTGCTCTGACGTGGAGTTGAAAACGACCCCTAACGGCACTAATGTCTGCTCGTTCCGGATAGCGGTGGACAGGAGATTTCAGCAGTCCGGCGAGGAACGCAAGACGGATTTCTTCAACGTGGTCGCTTGGCGCACTACGGGCGAGTTCGTCAACAGATATTTCGGCAAGGGACGCATGATTCTGATTGAGGGCGAGATGCAGACCCGACAGTACACTGACAAGAGTGGAAAGCAGTCCACATGGTACGAGGTAAACGCTGAGCGTGTAAGCTTCACGGGGGAGAAAGCGGGGAATGCTCCCGCCGGCGATACTGCTCCGGCTGCACCTCCGACGGCGAGTGCTCCGCAGGCAGAACCGGCGGCAGATTTCGCAGGCGCTGGTAGCGACCCGTATCCATTCTGATGATAGGAGGCTACCATGGAATCGCAGGAAATTATAGAAGCCGCAAAAAAGCGGCTCCCCGTTGTTTATGACGGCGTGGTATACAAGGAAATTCTGGAATATATCTTATGGTTTGATAGCAACAGGAACAAGCAGCGCTCGGTAGTATTGCTCGACCAGAACGGGTATACCAGGGTTCGCGCCCTAGCAAGCAGAATCACCCTTGCAGAAAGCGTATAGAAAAGGGGGAACGAATATGTCGGAAGAAACAAAGGTCGATGTATTTGAAATCAAAGCTACAAAGTGTATCAGGTGTGGGAGGTTACTCACGTCTGAGTTCGGCTTAAGAAACGGAATGGGTCCTTGCTGTAAAGATAGGTTCGACGAAGAAAATGCACCGCCCGACCCAAATCAAATGACACTGTTCGACCCGGAAAGCACATCAGATAATTAACAGGAGGAAAACACATGTTTAGTAATCGCACACCCGGCGGTAGAAACAATATTGCTGGAGTAAAGGTAGCACAGCTCCGCAAGACGCTGAGAATATCCCAGCGAGAGCTTGCAGACAGATTGCAGGTCGTAGGTCTGGACATCGACAAGAACGCTGTCCAGCGCATGGAATCCGGTCAGCGTTTCATAACTGACATTGAGGTTATCTCCCTTGCAAAGGTATTCGGAATCACCGTCGAAGAACTTCTTGAAAGTAATCATGCGGAATAAAACGGGAGGAAAACTATGCTAAAATACCTAGTAATCTTGACAAAGACTCAATTTGCGGCAGACCGGCTGGCAGAGTGGTTCAAACCCGGCGAGGGCGGCGTGACACGTATATGCCACGGAGCAGCTACTAGTTCCAACAACAATCCTGTATACGGTCTTATTCCGCCGACATACTGCGATCAGGGATATTTCTACTGTGCGGTGACGTTCGTCGAATCTGCAAAAGTTGAGCGGTACCGACTCATTTTCGCGTGAGGTGCCTATGCTAACATCGTTTGAATTAAGTAAGAAGCTCGCGGAGCTGAATATAGAGTTTTGCAAAACTCTGAACGCCAACAACGGCACGGAGGCTCTACGCTGGATAAGCACTACAATGGAGTTCCTGGAAGCGTTGCTTGCAGAGTCCGTAGATTCGGGAAGCCTTACGCAGAACGAGCGCGGGGTGCTTCTCGCGGCAAAAGCCTCGAGTAAAAATCACTGCGACAATCTCCAATCCCTTTTGCAAAGACGAAAAGAAAGGAGGACAAGTTGATATGATACATGTAGAAGTTAAGGGCGTAGGCGTGGATGTAAATTTGGCGGGTGAAACTGTAGATATTCTCAGAGAAATCACAGGCGCTATCTGTGGACTTGCGACTTCGCTCAGCAGTAGGACGGGCGACAGCATTACGGTAACAGGTTCTTGGGTCATGGCTAAACTTACCGAGGGTGTAGCTATGCAGATACAAACACAAAAGAAAAAAGCCGCTGAGTGACTGAAATCACTCATGCGGCAACAAATTAATACACATTACACATTCTCATTATAACATGAGAGGAAAGGTTTGTCAAGTGGAACTGATAATAGATAATTTCGCTGGAGGCGGCGGAGCCTCCACAGGAATAGAAATGGCGACGGGACGGAGCGTAGACATCGCGATCAACCACGACCCGGACGCCATTGCAATGCACCGTGCTAACCACCCGCACACGCGGCATTACTGCGAGGACGTCTGGCAGGTAGACCCATCGGAAGCCTGCGCCGGAAACCCGGTCGGACTGGCGTGGTTCTCACCGGACTGCACGCATTTTTCCCGAGCCAAAGGCGGGAAGCCCGTTGACAAAAACATCAGAGGTCTTGCGTGGGTAACGATACGCTGGGCGCTGAAAGTCCGTCCGCGCGTCATCATGCTGGAGAACGTGCCGGAGATACGCACCTGGGGTCCCCTCGGGGCTGATAACAAGCCTATAAAGGAGCGCGCCGGGGAAACTTTCGACGGCTTCATAAAGGCGCTCACAGCAGGAATTCCGCACGACCACCCGGCATTCACGGAGATGTGCGCAACGCTGGAGATAAGCCCGGACAGCCCCGAAGCGGCGAGGCTTGAACAGGGGCTGGGATACAATGCGGAATACCGCATACTCCGCTCCTGCGATTACGGAGCGCCGACAACGCGCACGCGCTTCTACCTGATAGCTCGGTGCGATGGGGAGCCCATCGTATTCCCGCCGCCTACACATGGCAACGGCAATGGCTTGAAGCCGTACCACACCGCCGCCGAGTGTATCGACTGGAGCATTCCGGCGCAGAGCATTTTCGAGCGGGACAAACCCCTCGCAGAGAACACGCTCCGTCGCATAGCGCGGGGCATTGAAAAGTTCGTGATAAATAATCCCGAGCCGTTCATCGTGACGGTCAATCATTCCGGCGAGGGCTTCCGGGGGCAGAAAGCGGACGAACCACTCGGAACTGTTACAGCGAAAAACGGCTATGGCGTTGTCGCGCCTACACTGATTCAGTATCACAGCGAGACCGCAAGCGATGAAGTGCGAGGGCAGGAGCTGAACGAACCGTTAATGACGGTCGATACCTCGCCCAGATACGCGCTGTCAGTCGCCCACATCATGAAGAATTACGGCGGGAATTATCAGGGAGCCGGGAGCGGCGCTGACAAGCTAATGGATATTCTTCCGGAGGTGAGCGCTGATGAGCCGTAAAGAAGAGTATCGGTGGTATAAGAGTATCGGAATCTGCCCCGTATGCCACAAAACGGCAATACAAAAAGGGTATCAGACCTGCCTGGAATGCAGGCTGAAGATGAGGGAATATGCAGCTGACAGAAAGAGCAGGATGAACGCTGAACAGCTCGGCGACATCAGTCGGCGAACTGCCGAAGCAAACAAGCGGATGTATGTGCGCCGTAAAGAAGCGAACCTCTGCACGCAATGCGGAAAAAGACCGGCTGACGATGGCAAAACCACCTGCAGGTACTGCCGGGAAAAGTACAATCGAAAGAGACGTGAACAAAACGCAATGCGAGGCGGAAGTCATTATGATAAGTCCATAGTTCGCAAGGGAACCAGATTGTTTTGCGTGATTCCGGCGGAGCCGGGCGAGCACGGAGCTTACGTCTGCGAAGATATATGCCTGAAGCGTAGCGATGGCATGGTATATATCAAGGACGGAGAGTTCCCTGTTGGCTACATCGGGAAATCATGGTTCTTAAATCGTGCGGAAGCCGAGAAAGCAATGGAGGTGAGCAAAAGTGATTAGTGCATTCATAGGCGTATACACAGAAATCGCCGAAACCATGCGCTGGATTGAGCGCAGCGAGGAACGCGCACGCGCTGAACGTGGTTTCAGGAAGTTCGCGGCTAAGAAAAGCCGGAGCAGGAAGCAGAAGCGCAAGGGAAAGAAAAAGAGGTGAGTAAATGAGCAACAAGGCGGTACTCCTCAGCGTTCAGCCGAAATGGTGCGAGTTGATAGCTACAGGAAAGAAAACGATTGAGATTCGCAAGACTAAGCCGAAAATCAAAGTGCCATTCAAGGCGTACATCTACTGCACAAAAGACAGAAACAATCACTTCTGGACTGGGAAGCGATATTCTTACACTGATGAACACAGTCACAATGCATTCGACAAGGACGGTAACGGCAAGGTTATTGGAGAGTTTGTGTGCAATAAAATAGCAACGTTCCCAGATGAATGTTACGCAGGGTGGCTTGTAAAACATAGCTGTGTTTCGGTAAAAGAACTGGAACGATATGCAGGCGATAACGATAGTCTGTATGTTTGGCATATATCAAACCTCGTTATCTATGATGAGCCAAAAGAGTTGAGCAGATTTCTGGCACCGTGTGACGAAGATTGCGCAAGCTGCAAGTATTGGCAATATGATATGGTGAACCAGTATGAACGCGATTATGATTGCACAAACGGCTATTATCCTCTTGTTCCACTGAAAAAGGGACCGCAGTCATGGCGCTATGTGGAGGTGATGGGGAAATGAAGTTTTCCGACTTAACCGAGTGTCCATTTTGCGGCTGCGAGGAATACTACACCAAAGAATACGTCTATGGTGTGATACGTTATAACGAGTGTTTTGACGGCTCAGAAGCAGATAATGACACCCTGTATGATGGGTTGACTTACAAGAGCAGAGCTTACAACAGTAAAGCCTATTGCAGAAGTTGCGACAAATATCTCGGTAGCGTTATGGATAACACTATGTCTGCGGCTGTTCAAAAAGCTTTGAAACGCAATGGAGGTGAGCGGGAATGAGTGAGCGTAGAAAGCTTACTGCTGCCGAACGTCAGCAAATCTATGAGAAATTCGGCGGACGCTGTGCTTACTGTGGCTGTGAAATCACAATCAAAGAAATGCAGGCAGATCATGTTGTCCCGTTGCACCTCGGCGGCGCAGACGATATCTCTAATCTCTACCCTGCGTGCCGGGCTTGCAATCATTACAAGTCCACGTATACCGTTGAGAAGTTTAGAGCAGTAATACAGCAAGCGCCGGCGGGCGCTGCTGGACGAGATGGCAAGGCTGTGAAAGGAGAATAAATGAAAGACAGCGAAAATAAAAAGCTTGAACGTATTCAGGAGATCGACCGGAAGATACACCAGCTTGACACAGAGATAAATGTGCTTGCGGAATCGTTCGCACTGCTTATCCAGGGTAAGGAAGCGCGGCGGGTGGCGCTTTTTGACGAGTTACGAAGAACGTTGAACGGGGAAGGAGAAACCAGTGATAAAGATTGAAAATGTCGAGGTGTTCGGCTGGGAAGCAGCTATCCGCGGCATGCGTAATCCGATGAATTCGTGGGATAAGTCGGACAGCTGCTGGCTGCCGTTAAATGATGTTGCTGGGCATCCGGTCGATGACGGCTCGAAGCTGGAGTTTTTTGCGGGCAATAACGACCTTACGCTGATGAAGAAACTTGCGGCGGCGGGTACGGATCATCGAAAGTTCATGCGCATGATAAACGTTACCTGTGACATTACGGCGCCGAGATACTGGTGGACTGAGTTCGATACTTACAAGGTCAGCACGGTGCGGAACAGCTGCTCTACCATGCACACTATTGCTGAAAAAGAGTTTACTCTTGATGATTTCAGCTGGGAGCATCTGTTCACGCGGGATTTTCAGACCTACGGCATATACGACAACGACGACCAGCAGACAGTCTATTTGCAGGCTTCGGCGCTTGAAGTACTCAATACGGTCATTCAGGCGCTGAATGCATACCGCAGGGCGTATCTGGTTAGCCAGAAAGCAAACAAGGCTCTGTGGTGGCAGATGATACAGCTTCTTCCGCAGAGTTACAACCAGCGGGCGACTGTTCAGATGAACTATGAGGTACTCGCCAACATGTACCACAGCCGTAAGAATCATAAGCTGGACGAATGGCGTAAGTTCTGCGAGTGGGTCGGGGGACTTCCGTATTCTGTGATTATTACCGGGAACTCCGATAATGCCTGACCAGGCGGTGATGTTATCCGATATTTGATACTTTACCATCACACGACCGCCAGGAAGCCGCGATGGTACTGTGACAAGCATGAGTGCGGCGTTACTGAACACGTTCACAAGCCTGCGTGCTGGGTGTGTCGGCATTTAAAGCCTATGAGCGCGTTTTACTCAAAGAAAATATCCCTTTCTGCGAACGGTTCGTCCGAAAATAGCAAAAAATCCGCTGAAAGCGATATTTTTACGCGTAATTCGTTTAAAAGCAGCGGTTATCGTTATAAAAAATGCCGGAATCGTTCGAAAAAAGCGGGTAAAGCTAAAAAACGGCGATAAAAGGGTATGAAGTTTATCAGAATTCTGAATTAGTCCGCTGCGTTTTCGCAACGGAAATGTCGGAAACGCTGCTGGAACGCAGCAAAAACGCGCGGCTGTTTTCCGCGCGTTTTTCTGGTATTTATTAATATTTGATGATATTTGCTGATAGTTTGTTTGCTGTGGAAAGAAAATGCGCCGATAGGCTGGTACCCCATCGGCGCGAATGCAAAAAGGTTGACTGTAGTACACAGCAAATCCATCAGCCATAAAGGTTGTACTAATAGATTAGCCTTGGTAGTGCATGTATATTATAAAGCACATAAATTAAAATGTCAAGGGGGACATTCTGAAATATTCACGGCGGTTTTTGAAATTGCATTTAAAAAAGCGGGGGTAAATTTAAAAATGGGGGAAAATGAGAAGAAAGAATTCGAACTGTCGAGAAATACTCGGGAGTTGATGAGGGAGATATTTTCGCGGCTTAAGCCGCCGCCGGCTATCAGTATATCGGAGTGGGCCGACCGGTTCCGCATGATATCGCCGGAGGCTTCCGCCGAGCCGGGGCGGTGGAGAACGTCGAAGGCGCCTTACCAGAAATTCATGATGGACGCTATTTCCGACCCGAAAACAACAAAGGTCGTAGTCATGACGGCGGCGCAGATAGGCAAGACAGACGCGCTTATACTGAATCCCACGGGATACTACATACACAACGATCCGTCGCCGATAATGACGATGGAGCCGACCTTACAGATGGGCGAGGCGTATTCAAAGGACCGCCTTTCCCCCATGATACGGGACACTCCGGTATTATCGGCGCTTATCAATGACAAAAGTCGGACGAGCGGCAACACGATATTGCAGAAGGTCTTTCCCGGCGGGCATGTGACCATTGTCGGCGCGAATTCGCCCAGTTCGCTTGCGTCCAGACCTATCCGGGCGCTGTTCGCGGACGAGATAGACAGGTATCCGTTTTCCGCCGGCAACGAGGGCGATCCGCTGCTGCTTGCGGAAAAGCGACTTACTACGTTCTGGAACAAGAAGATAGTGTATGTATCCACTCCGACCATAGACGGGCTTTCCCGCATTCAGATCGAGTTCGAAAACAGCACCAAAGAAGAATGGAACGTGCCGTGTCCGCACTGCGGAAAGTTTCAGCCGCTACTCTGGTCCCAGGTGCAGTTCGACAAAGCTGACCTGACCGATATCAACTATGTATGCGTGCACTGCGGGGCGGTCTGCAAGGAGGCTGAATGGAAGCAGCAGTATATCAAGGGAAAGTTCGTCGCGGCGTTCCCGGCGCGGAACGTGCGGGGATTTCACCTTAATTCGCTTGCTTCCCTGTTCGTGGACTGGCGGGAAGTCGTCGAGAAATTCCTCGAGGCTAACAAAAAGGCTAAGGAGGGTAACGTCGAGCTGCTCAAGGTCTGGACGAACACCGAGATGGGCGAATGCTGGCATGAGCAGGGCGAACAGCTTGCGGAGGACGAGCTGTACAAGCGCCGGGAGAAATACGGCTGCATGGTGCCGAAAGATGTGCTTGTGCTTACCGCCGGCGTGGACACCCAGGACAACCGCTTTGAAATTGAAGTGGTTGGCTGGGGCGTTGAAAAGGAAAGCTGGGGGATCAAGTATCAGGTTATTTACGGCGACCTCAAGCAGCCGCACGTCTGGGAGCAGCTCGGTGCGTTCCTGGAACAGGAGTTCGAGAGGGAGGACGGTCAGAAACTCCGGATAGCCTGCACCTGCATGGACTCCGGCGGTCATTTCACGACCGAGGTATACCGCTTCTGCAAGAAAAGATACTCGCAGAACGTATTCGCCATCAAGGGCTACGGCGGCGCAGATGTGCCGTATATCAGCCGCCCGACAACCTCGAACCGGGTAAAGACTCCGCTTTTCAAGATAGGAGTCGACACTGGAAAGGCCTTGCTGGCGCAGCGGCTGAAAGTGGTCGAGGAAGGTCCGAACTACTGCCATTTTCCCCGCGACCGGGGGCGCGGATATACTGAGGGATATTTCCGGGGACTTACAGCCGAACAGATGGTCATGAAATACGTCAAGGGGCACGCGGTCATAACCTGGGAACTGAAGAATCCGTCCTATCACAGAAACGAGCCCTGGGATATCCGGAACTATGCCACCGCCGCGCTGGAGATCGCTAACCCCGTACTCATCGCGCCGGAGAACCGTGCCGCAAGGCGGAGAAGAACGCAGCGGCGGACCGTATCAAGCGGAATAATATGAATTCGAAATTCCGGCGGTGGTTGTAAATGACTTGCATGATTTTGGGGACAAAGTTGGGACAAACTTGGGGGAGAGTTGGAAGGGATATGCGGCAGTTCAATATGGGGACGATATGGGAGGAATATGGGGCGGATATGGGAGAGCGGAAACTTTTAAGCAGCTTCGGAGTAACCTGAAGTTCCGGGGATTGTTTCCGCTGCCTTTTGTCAACGGTTATCCGGTTTCCGCTGCCGATCGGCAGCGCCGGAAATATTGCGTTTTATATTCAAGTGCTTTTCTGGGACGAATAGCACGAATGTGTTGACGTTCGGCGCTTTTCGCGTTATAATATTGACTGTGAGATGTCAAGACGCATATGTCTCCTTTTGACCCGGGTGTTGCACCCGGCGAAAAAGACAGCGCCCTGCAACATGGGCGCTGTTCCTTTCGGTTGATATTCGGATAGAAATATCCGGATTGAGATAAACCTTTCTATAACCGGCTGATGTACGCCAGTGCGTCAGTTTTCCCATGGCATGGCAAAAAGCGGCGGTCCTTTGCGCAGGACTGCCGCTTTTTTTTGTTTTCGGCTAACCCCGAAGCAAGTAGTATTGGTCTGCACAGACATTTTCGTGGGGTCGCGAAAATGCCGATTCTAAATATTCAACTGTTTCCTAAACGGAAATAGCTGCGGTCGCTGCATTTTTGCAGCGGCCTTTTTGGTTTTACGGTGAACGATTCGTTCACCGTTTATTTTTTTTGCCTTTTCCGGGAATGGCCGGAAATAAATGCAGACTACTGCGAGCGGCTGCGCGTCAGTGCGAATCCGGATATGCTATCATGACACTGGGAAAATATACGATTTTACGGATTATATACATGGCGGTGAATAAATGGGCGGGATTACAGTTGAGATTGCTCGGGAAAAGCTGAATACCTGGCTTGAGGCAGAGGAGGCGCTTGCCACCTCGCAGAGCTACACAATGGGGACTATGAGCCTGACCCGCGCCGATCTCAAGCAGGTCAGGGAAAACATAACCTACTGGAACGACATGGTGACTAAGCTTGATCGCACCGGAAAAGGACGCAACCGCATTTATCGCGGTATTCCGATGGACTGACGGAGGTGAACGGCGGTGAACTTCATAGATAAGGCCATAGCCTTTATAAATCCGCAGGCTGCGGTCAAGCGCGCCGCCGCGCGTAACGCGCTTTCGGTGCTGGATTCCGGTTATGGAAACTATGGCGCTTCGTTCACGCGCAATTCACTGCGCGGGTGGAACTCATACGGCGGTTCGGCGGACGAAGATATCCACGAACACCTTGACACGCTCCGTCAGCGAAGCCGCGATCTTTATTCCGGCGTTCCGCTGGCCACGGCGGCGCTTAAGAAAATGCGCACTGCGGTGGTCGGTCAGGGCTTGAAACTGACATCGCAGGTGGATTTCAGATTCCTCAAGATGGACGAGGAGCGGGCGCGGGAGCTTGAAGCGCAGATAGAGCGGGAATTCAGGCTGTTCACAGATTCGCCGGACTGCGACGCTGAACGTATCGATAATTTCGAGGAGTTGCAGCAGCTTGCTTTCTTCAACTGGCTGATGAGCGGCGATGTGCTGGCGCTTATGCCGCTTAAAAAGCGCGCCGGGAATCCGTATGAGCTGACTATCAGGCTCATTGAGGCGGACCGGGTGTCTACGCCGTCCGACAAGCTTTACGACCCGCTTATCGAATCCGGCGTTGAAAAGGACAAGTCCGGCGAAGTCATAGCCTACTGGGTGGCGAACAATCACCCGCTTGCCGTTGACAACGTGCGGGAGGTCACCAAGTGGACCAGGGTAAAGGCTTACGGCGACAAGACCGGCCGCCGCAACGCACTGTTCATCTGTTCGCGGGAGCGTATAGGGCAGGTGCGCGGCGTGCCGTTCGTCGCGCCGGTCATCGAAGCGCTGAAACAGCTCGGGCGGTACACGGACGCCGAACTTATGGCGGCGGTGATCTCCGGAATGTTCACGGTATTCATCGAGAAGGAGGGAGTTTCGGAGGAAGTTCCGGTCGGGGAGGTAGAGCCCGTTGACGAGGGCGACCGCACCGCCGCCGGGGCTATCAGGCTCGGAAACGGCGCTATCGTCGATCTTCAGGACGGCGAAAAGGCGCATGACATCAATCCGGGACGGCCGAACGCGAACTTTGACGGATTTGTCCGGGCGGTCAGCGCCCAGATCGGCGCGGCGCTTGAGATACCATATGAGGTGATGCTGTCGATGTTCAACAGCAATTACTCCGCGTCCCGTGCGGCGCTGCTGGAGTTCTGGAAAACGGTCAGAATGCACCGGGGCTGGCTTATCAACGATTTCTGTCAGCCGGTATTCGAGGAGTTCATGTGCGAGGCTGTGGCAAAGGGGCGTATAAAGGCGCCGGGGTTCTTTTCTGACCCGCTTATCCGCAAGGCTTACTGTTCCGCAAAATGGACTGGTCCGTCACAAGGTCAGATAGACCCGCTCAAGGAGGTCACCGCGGCGGTCGTCCGCGTGCAGAATGGTTTCTCGACCAGGGACACCGAGGCGCTGGAACTGAACGGTTCCAGCTATTACGCAAACGTCGGTCAGCTCCGGACGGAAAACAAGCTGCTTGGCGAGGCTGGCGGAGGGGAAAAGATGACGGTGCTTGTGAACACCTCCGATGATGACGACAAGTCCGAAAATAAGGGGGACAACGATGGCTGAAATCAACTCGAATAATGCGCCGCGGGGCGTTACCGCTGCCGCCGGCGCAGATAAAAGGTTCTGGAGTTTCCGGAACAGCTCGGAAACAGGCGGCGACGCCGAACTTGTATTATACGGCAGTATCAGTTCAACGAGCTGGTGGGGCGACGAAGTCACTCCGAAACAGTTCAGCGATGATCTGAAAGCGCTTGGCGATATCCAGGCGCTTACTGTTCGTATCAACTCCGGCGGCGGTGATGTTTTCGCGGCTTTTGCTATATATAACCGCCTGCTCGACCTGCGCAAGAAGGGCGTGAAGGTCAGCGCTGTGGTGGACGGCTGGGCGGCTTCTGCTGCGACGGTCATCTGCATGGGCGCGGAAAAGATATCCATACCCGCTGCGGCGATGTTCATGATACACGACCCGGCGGTCGGCACTTTCGGCTACTACAAGGCGGAGGAGCTTGATAAGATGGCGGACGAGCTCAAGACCATCAAGCAGGCTATTGTGGCGGCTTACGCAGGAAAGACTGGGAAAAGCGCCGAGGATATTTCGGCGGCGATGGCGGCTGAAACCTGGATGGACGGCACGTCGGCAGTGGAATCCGGCTATTGCGACGAGCTTATTTCTGCGGCGGAAAATACCGCCGTGGAGAACAGGGACGGACATTTCTTCGTTAACTCCGTCGAGATGCCTGGTATTCCGGAAAAGGTATTAGAGCGGTTTCCCGCTTTAAGCACAATAAGTAACACGATCAATGGAGCGGCGGGAGCTGCGCCGGCGAAAAAGACGACAACGGCAAAGGACACAACTGAACCAACGGAGGAACAGGGAATGGCAGATATCAAGGATATTGCAGGGCTTAAGGCTGCGTATCCCGATCTGTGCAGGCAGATCGAGAATGACGCGGCAAAGGGCGAAAGAGAGCGTATCAAGGCTATCGAGGACGCGACCGTGGAGGGGTTTGAGGACGTCGCTGAAAAGGCAAAGTACACCGACCTCATCACCGCGCCGGAAATGGCGGTTCGCGTGCTGAACGGCATGAAGAAGCAGGGTGCGGATTACCTCAGGAACAGGGAACAGGACGCACAGGACAGCGGCGCGGACGCTGTTCAGCAGCAGGCACCGGAATCCCCGGCGGACGATGACGACAAGAAGTTCAACAGCATGCTGGACGGCATATTCGGCAAGGAGGCTAAGTAATGGGCGGCAGATACACACCCGGCACCGATTCTATCGGTGCGGTCAACTTTTACGCGGGCAGCGAGTTCCCGCACATCAAGGGCAAGGCTGCTGCCGAGGCGGCTGTGAGAAAATATGAGCCGGTGACTATCGCGGACGGCAAGATCAGCCCCGTGGCGGCTTCTTCCGCTGACAGCGGCGCCACTTACACCACCGGCGTGACCGGGCTTTACGGAATTGCGCTTGAGGACATCGGCGCGAACGAGGCGGGCGCGGTGCTGCTTACTGGCGAGGTGCTGGCTGACGCGCTTATCGTCGCGGAAAACGTCGATATATCGGCGCTTGTCGTTCCGTTCAGAAACATCGGCATTTTCCTCAAGTAAGAGGAAAGGAGGACAAAAATGGATCTTTATACACCTACCAGGATCGAGGAAGTATTCAGACGCTCCCCGCGTGTGACTACATTCCTCAAGAGCACTTTTTTTAAGGGCAGCAAGACTTTCGTCACCAAGAGCGTAAACTTCGATATCGTCGAGGGTTCAAGGAGCGTCGCGCCGTTCGTGAACCCCAAGGCCGGCGGTCAGGTGATCCCGAACAAGGGATATTCCACCAAGACCTACACAGCGCCGCTTGTTTCGCCGGAAAAGGTGACTGAGGCGGAGGAGATGCTCGACCGTATCGCAGGCGAACAGATCACTTCCAGCATGACTCCGGCTGAAAGAGCTGTGAGAAAGCTTTCAGAAGATCTCGTCGAGATGGACGAGATGATCACCCGCCGCGAGGAAGTAATGTGCGCCGAGGCGCTGTTCACCGGCAAGATCACTGTAAAGGGCAAGAACATCGACGACGAGATCGACTTCGGTTTCAGCAACACCGAAACCCTTTCAAAGAAGTGGTCCGCTGCGGGTTCAGACCCTATCGCAGATCTCCAGAAGTGGAAGAGAGCGATCTCAAAGGAAGGCTATGTCAATGCGAACATCTGTATCATGAGCGTGGACGCAGCGAACGCGTTCATTGGCAACGCTAACGTGCAGAAGCTGCTTGACATCAGAAACTACGAGATCGCGACCATCAAGCCCCGCGAGCTTTCGAACGGCGTAAGTTTCATCGGTAATATCCCGATGATGGGTCTTTCCATTTACACATATGACGAATGGTATCTGGACGACTGGACCGACCCTGACAGCCCTGTTACAAAGCCTTTCGTGCCGGACGGCACTGTCGGCCTGTTCAGCACTGCGGCGCGCTTCGACATGCTGTACGGCGCTATCAGCAACTTTAACGGAAAGACGCAGGCACCTCAGACCTTTACCGGCAAGAGATACTCCGAATCCTTCCTTTCCAGCGACAACCGCGTGCGCACCGTGCGCATCTCTTCCAGACCGCTTGCGGTTCCGCACAACCTCAAGAGCTGGTACATAGCGAAGGTGCTGTAATGATGGATTTCCGGGAGGCTGTGGAAAAGGATATCCGGGAGGTTTTCCACAATCTCAGGGAGTTTGCGGAAACTCACAGGGTGACATACAACGGCGTGGAATATGAAGTCCCTGCCGTTATCACCAAATATATCCCGGAGGAATTCGAAATAACCGGCGGAAGCATGGACGGCTCCGGGCGATACGGCGACGGGATATACTCGCTGAAAAAGACGGCGTATATCCCGTATGAGGCGCTGGGAGTGCTTCCGGAGGTCAGAAACCGGATATTTATCGACGACGATGAATACGACATACTTTCCTCGGAGCTTATCCAGGGGAAGGAGATCGTGCTTTCACTTGAGAGGTTTGCGGAATAGTCTGCAATTCCACGCACTTGTTCGCGCGTGAATGCCGGGAGGTTCGACGAGTAATGGAAGTAACTGCTGAACAGCTCCAGCGAGTCAATGAAGAGCTGCGGGGGCTGCCGGGAAACAAGGTGTACGCGGCGCTTTCGAATGCTGCGAACCGCGCCATGATGAGCGCCCGCGGGGTCGCCTGGAAATCAGTACACAGCATGTACACAGTGGACCGGGCGGCTTTCTATCAGGACACAAGGATACACACTTTCCGCGCGAACAAGCAGTCGCTTTCGGCGGCTGTAACGTTCGGCGGGTATCTCATTCCGCTTATCAGCTTCAACGTCAGGGGCTACAGGGCGCATGAGAAAGGACATGTGCGGCGGCTCAAGGCGGAGGTGCTGACCGGTATCCCGAAAGACCTCAAACACGCGTATATAACCGACCTTGGAAAATACGGCGTTAATGTTTTCGAACGTTATTCCACCGAGCGCAACAGCTCGCAGGCCCTTTACGGTCCGTCGGCGGCGCACATGGTGGAGAATGGCGAGGTTATCAAGGATATGGACGCAGCGGCAAAGGCGACTTTTGACAAGCGCCTTGACCATGAGATAGACAGAATACTGAGGGGGTACGGCGGAAGATGACAGTGACCGACCTTATGACGGCGCTTAAGGCGCTTGTCGAGGAATGCGTAAAAGACATCGTTCTCCCGTGCAGACCGGAAAAGGCGGGTGCGGAAACGACATACCGCCCGGCAAGGGTGTATCTTATGGACCTGCCGAAAAAGACGGACGACCTCAATCTTATTCCGTACATCATTCTTCAGGTGCTGACCGGGCAGGACGAGCAGAAGCCCGCGGACGATCCTCACAGCCAGGTCGGCGTGCGGTTCGCCGTCGGCGTTTACTGCGACGATATGGGCGAAGGCAAGCTGAATGTGCTGAACATCATCGAGCGCATTCGGCACCGGCTTTTGAAGCGCGAAGCCATAGGCGGGCACTTCCTGCTTATGGACAGGATAGACTGGGCTATCGACCCGGCTACTAACGGTCAGTACTTTTTCGGGGAAATGCTTGCGAGCTTTGAGCTTCCGCCGGTTCAGCCGGATTTCCCCGACTTTGATAACTTGGCGTATAAAAATACAAGATGGTTTACTGACAGAACGGAGGAACTTTCATGCCTAAGGTCAGAAATTTCGGAGTAAGCTCCGATACAGAACAGAAAGACGGAGTCTCCGGCGCGGCTGACACTGCGGGGGTGAGCACCGGGGCGGATATGACCGCTTCGGGAAACCCAGCTTGTGAGCATGAGGAAGTTTCGGCGGTCACGCAGTCCGGATCTTCCGTCCCGCCGGTTCTGGTTTACATCGGTCCGTCGATATTCCGCACGCAGCTTATTTCCGGCCGGGCGTTCATCACGCACGGAAAAAAGCTCGACGAGATAATCCCGGACGAGCTGCATAACTATCCCCTGGCGCGCATGATGTTCGTCACACCGGAGGAACTTTCGGCGGTGAGAGCAAAGATACATGACCCGGGTACAGCCCTGGGCAACGCTTACAAGAACCTTTCCGGCAGATGAGGAGGACAAGGATAAATGGCTTACTATCACGGAATTAAGACCAGCGAGCAGGCGACCGCGCTCGCTACTCCGGCGGCGGTATCCGTCGGCATTACTTTTGCGGTCGGCACCTCGCCCGTATATCAGGGCGAGGGGGCTGTAAACAAGCTCGTTTACGCCAACAACTATGCGGAGGCCGTGGCGGCGCTCGGCTACTCCGACAACTGGGAGGATTTCACGCTCTGTGAGGTCATGAAAACACATTTCGGACTTTACGGAGTGTCCCCGGTAATATTCGTGAACGTGCTCGACCCCGCCGAACACAAGGAATCGGTTGAGAGCGCCGAGGTAACTCTTGTGGACGGCCGCGCGGAGCTTCCGGAAACGGCAATCAAGAGCACTGTAGTCGTCAAGGCTGCTTCTGCGGGCAATGCGCTTGTTGAGGGCACCGATTATTCGTGCTTCTACAACGACAGCAAGCTCATCGTTGAGGCGATAAAGGGCGGCGCGCTTTCCGGCTCGTCTGCCTATATCGCTTACGACAAGGTAAAGCCCTCCGGCGTGGATTCCGACGACATCATCGGCGGTATCGACGTCAGCACCGGCGCAAAGAAGGGTCTGGAGCTTGTGAACTCAGTGTTCACGAAGTATGGCGTGGTTCCGGAATTCATCATCGCGCCCGGCTATTCCAGCGATAACGCTGTAGCGGCTGTCATGGCTGCGAAGGCGGATTCGATATGCGGGCTGTTCAAGGGCAAGGCCATCATCGACGCGGACTGCACCACAATCAAGAAGTACAGCGATGTTTACGGCTGGAAGTCTGACAAGAACATCAACGGCACAAACGAGGTCCTTTGCTGGCCTATGGTGGCGCTTGCGGGAAAGAAATATCACCTTTCTACCCACATCGCGGCGCTTGCGGCGACCGTGGATAACGACAACGGCGGTATCCCGTCCGAATCCCCGTCAAACAAGGCTATCCAGGCTGACAGCACCGTGCTTTCCGACGGTTCCGAGGTCCTGCTTGAGCTGGCTGACGCGAATGTGCTGAACAGCAAGGGCGTAGTCACCGCGCTGAACTTCAACGGCAGATTTGCGCTGTGGGGCAATGAGACTGCGTGCTATCCGAACTCCACCGACGTCAAGGATTATTTCCTCTGCATAAACAGAATGTTCGGCTATGTGGCGCAGACAGTTACCCTGACTTTCTGGGGCAAGCTTGACAGCAAGATGACGCGCCGGCTTATCGACTGCATCATCGACACGGTGAACATCTGGCTGAACGGTCTCAAGACGGCTGAACATATCCTGGGCGGGCGTATCGAGTTCAGCGAGGCGGAGAACCCGCTTACCGACCTGATGGCGGGCCGCATGAAGTTCCACATCTACATCACGCCGCCTTCTCCGGCGAAGGAGATGGAGTTCGTCCTGGAATACGACGCGGACTATGTTTCCGCGGCGCTTGGCGGTTAAGGAGGTACATGAATGGCACAGTTTTCAGAAATAAACATCGCATTCCGCGTGTATGAGAACGCGGTGGACTACTATGGTATTGCTGACGTTGACCTGCCGGATATCACACAGATCACCGAGGAGATGCAGGGCGCAGGATTCGCGGGAAAGTATGACGCGGTGATCATCGGTCATATCGAGGCTATGAAGACGACCATCAATTTCCGCAATCCTACAAAGATCGCGTACAATCTGTTTACCCCGGTGGAACACCAGCTCGATCTCCGTGCGAACGTGCAGGAGCGCGACACTGTTTCCGGCGTAAGACAGGTGGCGGTAAAGCACATACTCAAGTGCACGCCCATCACTCTCAAGACCGGAAAGCTTGCGAACTTCTCGACAGGCGATACCAACGCGGAATATGCGGTGCATTATTTCGCTACTTTCATCGACGGCGCAAAGACCCTTGAGGTCGATCCCGCAAACTACATATTCTTCGTGGACGGCGTGGACTACCTTGCGGAGATGCGCAAGAATCTGGGACTTGCATAGTTCAGCGCCGGGAACGTCCGGCACTGAACATCCGATTTTCCTTTCCGCCCCCGGAGTGGGGACGGAATCCCGGCTTTGCCGGGAGCTTAGAACAATTCGGAATTCGTAATTCTTAATTCGGAATTTCGGTGTCACTTCGCGACGGATCAGAATGATATGCCATGGAAGCGGCGCCGTAATATTTCGGATTCAAAAACACAGGAGGAATCACTATGAGCAGCGTAGAGAAAGCAGATATGACAGAGGAGCAGGTGAGAGCGGAGGAATCAGCCCAGGGCGCGGACGTGTATGTCCACAAGTTCAGGAAGCCTTTCACCTGGGAGGGAGAAACCTATGAAGAGCTTAAATTCAACTTTGGCGGGCTGACCGCCGCCGACATGGAAGATGTCGAGGACGAGATGGCCGCGGACAACCGCTATGCCATTATTCCGGAATACAGCACGGCTTATGTTATGCGCCTGGCTGCAAAGGCGGCTAAGGTACATATCAGCCTTCTGGAGCATCTTCCGCTGTATGATGGCAACATCATCAGGAGAAAAGCCCGCGCTTTTTTTATGAGCGGGGAATAAGCAATGACCCGGCGGGCTGGTGGAGGCGCGAAAGTATTTATCTTTCGCGAAATACGAATACTCCCGCCGGATTTTTTTACAACATGCCGCTTCGGCGGCTTGAAAAGTGGTTAAAGACCGTCCTTGATATCGCTAAGGAGGAAAAGAAGGAATGAGCAGCACACGTCGTGAATACGAGATGTTCTTCAAGATCACCGGAGCCATGGGCGGTTCTTTTTCTGCCGCTATGCGGAATTCCTCCAGCGAGATGAAGGCGCTCCAGACTGCCACCCGCACACTGAACTCCCAGATGAGGGACATCAGCGGGTATCAGAAGCAGCAGAAGGCTATCGAGCGGCAGAACGAGATCATTCGCAATAGTGAAACGCGGCTGACTGAGTTAAGACGCCGCAATGCCGAGCTTGCACAGGAAATGACCAACACGGCGAACCCGACGGCGGCACAGCGGGGGCAGCTGGAACGCAATGCGGAACAGATACGGCGCTGTGAAAACGCGCTGGAGGAGCATAATCAGCGGCTTCGGGAAATGCAGGACCGTCTGGGTGACGCGCGTGCCGCCTTACAGGACGCGGGTATCGACACTGATAACCTTTCCGGCGATATGGAGAGATTACAGAGCCGGCTTGAGGAAATATCCAGGACGCGGAACTTCCTTTCGAACGTATCGGAGGAGCTGGAAACCACCCGGGCGCAGTTCAGGGACGCTGCAAAAGAATTTGCGGGTCTTGCCGGGGGGATCGGGGCGGCGGTCGGTACGGTGTACGCCAGCGCTTCAAAGCCTGCGATGAATTTTGAGAGCGCATTCACCGGAGTTCGCAAGACCGTTGAAGCAACGGAGGAAGAATTCGCGGAAATGCGGCAGGGCATTCTGAATATGTCGCAGACTGACGTCATCGCTTCGGCGGACGAAATTGCCGCCGTTGCGGAGGCCGCAGGTCAGCTCGGTATCCAGAAAGAGCATATCCTTGACTTCTCAAAGGTAATGATAGACCTAGGGGAGGCAACAAATCTTTCGGCAGACGAAGCGGCTTCTGAACTGGCAAAATTCGCGAACATCACGCAGATGGATCAGGGGGACTTTGACAAGCTCGGTTCGGTAGTCGTTGACCTGGGCAACAATTTCGCTACTACCGAGGCGGACATTGTTTCAATGGGCATGAGGCTTGCTTCCACCGGTGAGCTTACCGGATTATCGGAACCGCAGATAATGGCGGCGGCTACGGCGCTTTCTTCACTCGGTATCGAAGCGGAGGCCGGCGGTTCGGCTATGTCTAAGATCCTGAAATCCTTACAGCTTGCCGTTGAAACCGGGGACGGGCTTGAGGGCTTCGCAAAGGTCGCAAATCTTTCGCAGGACGCTTTCAAACAGCTGTACAAGCAGGATTCGCTCAAGGCGCTTTCCGCTTTCACAAAGGGACTGAACGACACCGAACGCAATGGCAAAAGCGCCGTTGCTATCCTGGACGACATGGGCATCACCGAAGTCAGAATGTCCAACGCGGTGCTTTCGCTCGCTTCTTCTGACGATATCCTGACCGACGCCGCCGATCTTGCCACAAAGGCGTGGGAGGAAAACAACGCCCTGACTGCCGAGGCTGAAAAGCGCTATGCCACGACGGAATCCCAAATCGACCAGGCTAAGAATTCTGTGGAGAACCTTGGTATCACCATAGGCGACATGACCCTGCCGATGATAAAGGAACTGGCGGGGGAGCTTACTGAAGCGGCAAAGGGCGCGCAGAGATGGGTTTCCGAGAATCAGGAGGGAATAAAAAAAGTTGCCGGGATCGCTGGAGAAGTCGCGAAATATGCGCTTATCCTCAAGGGCACGCAGGTGACATATCTCGGAGTAAAGACCGGGGCGCTGGCGGCGGCCAAGGGCGGCGCAAAGGTAGTCGCGGCGATCCAGGCGGCGCAGGTCGCAGGCAAGGGGAAGGGGCTTAAGACCTTCCTTTCCACCATGACTGGCCTTTCCGGCGCGGGGGCTGTTACTTCGGTCATCGGTGGTGTTGCGGCTGCCGTGGCGGCGCTTACTGCGGTGTTCGTAGTGAACATCAAGCAGTTCCAGCAGTACCGCAAGGAGATCACCGACAAGAAACTGTTCGACAATGGCGGCAAGTCGCTTGAGGAATACACGGAGTTGCTCAAGGAAAACACTTCGGAACACTACAAGTATGCCCAGGAGGTCAACAGCGCTTCGGAGGAGCTTGACGGCATAGACTATGAGCTGTCTAAGGCCAGGGGCTCGCTGGAGCTTTACAACCAGATACTTGACGAGAACGGCACTCTTACCGCCGGTCAGGCTGACGCGATGTATGAACCGTTCAACGAATTCGCAGGAAAGCTTGAAGAGGACTTCCAGGCGCGCTACGATATGGTTTTCGACGCGTTCAGGACATCGGCGGTCGAGGCGGCGCAGCAGCTCGGAATAAGTATCGGCGAGATCGAATCCGTACTTGACGGATTCAAGAACCGGTTCACGACATCTACCAGCGATTCGCAGAAAACCATTACCGCGCTGCTGGACAAGCAGCGGAACGGTGAAGAACTGACTGCGGAGGACTGGGAAACATACCGCAAGGAGATACAGTTCCAGACCGACATGGCGAACGCCGCGCCGGACAGCGCAAAGTCCGAATACGAAGCGATGAAGGAAGAAGTGTCCGGCTGGGACTTCGGTTCGGATCAGCAGGGCGGCATTGACCATCTGAACGAGCTGTACCAGTATGCCAGCGACTACATCGCCGAGATGGACAAGGCGCAGACGAATCTCAATACGGAATATGATGCGCTGCGGGAACAGGCGCGGATAATGCACGAATCCGGCAAGAGCACCGACGAGGAATACAGCGCGGATATCACGGCTCTGAGCCAGGCGCAGCAGATAACCTATGCGGCGTACAAGGAGCGGCGCGACGACTTCCTGGACGAATTCAACACCACATGGAGCTCATTCAGCGACCAGATAGACGAGGAAGTCGCCAAGGGCATGGAAGAGGCGGGCTTCAACTTCTTCGAAAGCTTCTGGAACAACTTCAAGGGCACCATGGTGACATACGGGGAGCAGTACGGCAACCTTTTCACGGGAAAGGGATTAACGTACAGCGATCAGCAGCTTATCGACGGTTCGGTATCTTCGGCGAGGGCTGACGAATACAGGCTCGCGGCTGCAAAGAGCACATACAGCGGGCTTTATGACGCCGCCGGACAGTATGCCCCGGGCGACTTTGGGGACGGCGCGAAGAACCCGGGATATGGCTCTTCCCTGAACTCGCTTAGGACGGCGCGATTTATTCCGACCTCCGCGCTTGCCGAGATGAAGGCGGCGGGGATCCCCGGTCATGCTAACGGCTCTTCGTTCACGGAGAATGCGTTCATCGCAGGCGAGAATGGTCCGGAACTTATCGTCGGCGCGCCCGGGCGGCGTGTATTCACCGCTGACGAAACATCTATGCTGCTGGGTATCATGCCGCAGGCACTTTCCCTTGCCGCTTATTCCCGCGCGCGGTCGACTCCTGTCAACATCACCGTCAACAGTTCGTTCAGCGGCAGCAGCGCGGATTATTCCGCGTATAACGACGATCTTGCGGAAAAGATATACCACATTTTCGTGGAAAAGGCTGACGATGAGCGGCGCAACGCTTTTTATTGAATTCCGAATTCTTAATCCCGGGCTATGGACGGCAGAATAACCATTTTGTTATAGCCAACAAAATGGTCGCGAATCCTTGTAGAATGCGGGGAATGCATTTTGCCGACGCTGGCAAAATGGTCGGGTAATTACAATTGTCATTACTTTTCCCATATCCGGGCGAATGTCTGGATATGGGACGATATCGGCGGGGCTTGCGCATGAACGAGTACCGCCGGAAATGCGCTTTTGGGGCGCGGTGATCCTCCTGGCTGCGGTTCCCGGGTGTACTCGGGGACTGCATGCGGGGCGGTATATAAACACATAAGTTAAAGACTTAAACAGGCTGTTTAAAGGGGTGGTTCTATGGGCAGCTACATCACTATTCAGGGCGATACATGGGATATCATCGCGCTGAAAACAATGGGGTCGGACAAGCTCATGGGTCAGCTTATCGAGGCTAATATCGAATATGCGGATACCGTTGTGTTCGGCGCGGGGAAAAAGCTTGTCGTTCCCGAATACACCGCGCCGGCTGACGAGCAGCTCCCGCCCTGGAAAAGAGGTCTGATATGAGCGCAGACTGGACGACTTCCAGTAAAGAACGTGCGCGGCGGGTTTCCGTCGCCGTTAAGATAAACGGTGCGGATATCTCGGAGGACATGGGAAAATACCTGCTTTCGCTTTCCTATTCGGACGAACAGGAGGGGAAAACGGACGACCTTTCCCTTACCATCGACGACCGGGAGGGCATATGGCTGCAAAGCTGGCTGAATCCGGCGGTTTCTTCGAAGAATTCCGGCGGCGGTTCGGGTTCCGGTAGTTCTTCTGAGTCTGGTGGTCTTTCCGTAGGCGATCCGGTAAAAGTGAAGATCGGCGCTAAAGATTATAATGGCGGCGGGCTGCAGGCCTGGGTATATTCGTATGACGGGTTTACCGTCCTGGAGATCGGCGCTATAAATCCGGATCGCATTGTTGTCGGGATCAACGGTGTTATCACGGCGGCGGTACATGTCGCCGACCTTGAAAAGAACGGCGCGGGAAAAGCAACCGGGGTCGGAAGTACCACTGTCAGCTCCGCGAATGGTTTGCAGGGGGCTTCGCTGGCAGTGTCGATAATCCAGAAAGACTGGGAGGACGACGGGGAACGGCGCGTGCTGGACTGCGGGGAATTCACCATTGACACCATTAAGGCTTCCGGCCCGCCGACCAAAATAACCATCAAAGCGACGTCGCTGCCGGCGGGTTCCTCCGTCCGGGCGGTGAAGAAGAACAAAAGCTGGGAGAATATCCGGCTTTCGGCTATCGCGGCGCAGATCGCGGCGGCCGGGAATCTTAAAAGCTATTTTTCCGGGGACTACGACCCGGTCTACAGCCGGAAAGAGCAAAGCAATGAAAGCGACATCTCTTTTCTTTCGCGGCTGTGTGTGGACGCGGGAATGTCTTTGAAAGTGACCGCCGGGGCGCTGGTGATATTCGACGAGGACGAATACGAAAAGAAGCCCGCTATACGGACTTTTTCGCCGAAAAAAGGGAATGTGCTATCTTACTCTTTTTCGGACGGATCATCGGACAAGTCTTACAGCTCCTGTCATGTGAGCTGGACGGACACGAACGGAACAACGATCGAATATACCTACACGCCGCGAATCGACAACCCGGGTACCGGGGAAGTACTTGAGATAAGCGAGCGTGTTGACAGCCGCGAGGAGGCTCGGAAGCTTGCTATGAAGCGGCTCAAGGCAAAAAACAAAGACCGTTTTTCAGCGTCGCTGAAAATCATCGGGGACGCCGGGCTTGCGGCGGGGGCTACAGTGAACGTCAGCGGCTGGGGCACGTTTGATGGAAAATACATGATAAAGACGGCGGCACATTCCATTGGCAGCGGTTACACTACAGATCTTACGCTGCGGAAATGCCTGGGAGGTTATGATGGCTGATATCAGGGTCGGAAAGGTGTCCAGCGTGAACGTATCGGCGCGGACGGCGCGGGTGATATTCGGCGATCGTGGGGATATGGTTTCCGGGGAACTGGCGGTACTCCGGAATTCCCCGCTTATCACGGCGGATATCACTACGGACAACAAAAAGTGGTCTGTTTCTGAAACATATTCCTCTGCGCCGCGCACGCTTGGCCGGGGGGAACACTATGACAAGGCTGAACCGGATAGTATTTCCGGCTCGCTTTCTCCGGACGGTCACAAGGTGGACGTTAATATTTACGGCTGGCTGCCTTATATCGGTCAGGTGGTCGTCTGCGTTATTCAGGACGGCGGCGAGGGGTGCGGCTATATCATCGGGGGTGTTTAAATGGCTGTTGGAAGTCTTGGAGATGTTGTTTTCGAAGTCAGCGATGACCGGAAGCTAACCTTTTCCGGCATGTCTTATTCAGTCGGAGCGCGGACTTCCGTGCATAACCGGATAAACGGGCGGCCGATTATTGAATTTCAGGGGCCGGAGAACGAAGAAATATCGCTGACGATAAAGCTTTCAGCGTTCCTCGGGATAAATCCAAGGAAATCAATGTACAAGCTGGACGATATGTGCAGGGAGGGCGTTCCGGTGCGCCTGGTCATTGGGAAAACGCACTTTGGGAAGTACAAGTGGCTTATTACCAAGGCGTCTAACAGCATTGAGCATGTTAGCAACCGTGGTCAGCTCCTTAGTATTACTACGAAATTAACTCTTAAAGAGTATGCGAAGAGGTGATATCGTGAAAACAGTCATACGCGGCGACGCGCCCGGCGCGCTTTCGGTCAAGCCGGAAAGCAAGCATGAAGAAATTCTCCAGAATATCCGGGTACTGCTTTCGACTGCGAAATACGATGTCCCGCTTGCACGGGAAATGGGGCTTGACGCCGAATACCTTCACCGCCCGCAGCCGGCGGCGGAAACGCTGCTGTATCAGACCATCGCGGACGCCATCGAGGAATACGAGCCGCGGGCGGAACTGGTAAGCATAGACTTTGAAGAGGACACTGCGAGCGGCGTGATTATTCCGGTTGTGGAGGTGGAGATAAATGAGTGATGAGAGGGCTTTTCCAGATATCAGCTTTGTTGATTCGGACGCGTTGGCTATCCTTTCGGAGATGATAGCCGGGTATGAAGCTGAGACCGGGAGGACGTTATATCCTGCGGATCCGGTGCGGGTGCTTCTGAACTACGTTGCGGCGGTGATATCGCAGGAACGCGCCAAGATAAACGATTCGGCAAAGATGAACGTGCCGCGGTTCGCGCGGGGGGACTATCTGGATTCCCTTGCCGAAATATTCCGCGGGGTTGAGCGGCTTGAGGCTGTTCCGGCGGAATGTATGCTGATATTCTCGATTTCGTCGGCGCAGGATACCGGGGTAATTATCCCCGCCGGAACCCGGGCGACTGCGGACGGCTCTATTACTTTTTCGACTGTTTCGGATATCGTTATTCCGGCCGGGGAAGTGAGCGGCGCGGTAAAGGCTGTGTGCGATATTCCGGGTACCGTTGGAAATGGATATCTTGCGGGGCAGATAAAGAGCTGCGTGGATATTTTCCCTTATTTCTCGGCGGTCGAGAATCTCGACACTACCGGCGGCGGGTCTGACCGGGAATCTGACTCCGGGCTTTACGAACGTATGCGGGAAAGCGTGGAGGGATATTCGACAGCCGGCCCGGCTGGGGCTTACATATATCATGCGAAATCTTCGAGCGCGCTCATCGAAGATGTTACGGCGACGTCGCCGTCTGCCGGGAACGTGGATATCCGCGTGCTGCTGAAAGGCGGTAAATTCCCTGATCAGGCTGTTCTTGACATCGTTTCGGCTGCGCTGAACGATGAGAAGATACGTCCGCTGACCGACCATGTGACTGTTTCCGCGCCTACGGAAAAGGCGTTCAGCGTGGCTCTGACTTACTATGTTGAGAGCGGCGGGGAACTTAGTCTTTCGGCTGCGGCGTCGGCGGTTGAGGGCGCGGTCGCGGCCTATATCGAATGGCAGACGGCGAAGATCGGGCGGGATATCGATCCGTCGAAGCTCATTCAGCTTGTGATGAACGCGGGCGTAAAGCGGGTAGTGGTGACATCGCCTGTGTATACCCCGGTCGGCGCGACCGAGGCGGCAAAGCTCGGAACAAAGACGGTCAGCGCGGGAGGCTACGAAGATGAATAGAGATGATATCCTGCGGATCCTGCCGCCCGTCTTGAAAAAGGACGACGGGTTCGCGGCGCTGGGAAAAATCATCGCGGAACAGCTTGCGAAAAATCGGGAGCTTACGGATAAGGCACTGATTTACCCGGCTATAGATAAGCTTGACGAGCCTGTTCTGGACGCGCTGGCCTATGATCTGAACGTCCCCTGGTACGATTACGAGGGCGGTCTTGAGAGCAAGCGGTCAACTATTCGGGAATGCTTGCAGATACATCAGTACAAGGGTACGAAGTACGCGGTCAGGGCGGCGCTTGAGGGCGTCTATGAGAATGTGCGGGTTCGGGAATGGTTTGAATACGGCGGGGAGCCGTATCACTTCAAGGTGACCATTTATGACAGCGGCGGAGACGCGGAAAAGCGCGGGCGGGTGCTTGCAAAAATCAAATACTACAAGAATCTTCGCAGCGTGCTTGACGAAACAGAATTCATCATCGGCATAAAGGCTGAAATGCCAGTGTATGCCGGCTTTGGGATATGCGGAAAAACAAAGCGGCTGAAATGCGTGATAAATGAACGCAGGATCATCGGCGTGGGCGCGGATATAGCACTTCATTCCGGTGTTAAGATATGCGGAAAAACAAAGCGAATATTTACGGAGGTAAGCAATGGCGACATGGAATAACAGCGTTATCACTAACGCGGGGCTTGAGCTGCTGGAGCAGTCGCTTTCCGGCGATGGGATAGTTATTTCCCGTGCGGCTCTTGGCGGCGGTACGGTCGATGTGTCGGCACTTGTGGATCAGACCGTGCTGACTGATCCGCTGGTCGGTACGACGGTGGTTATATCTTCACAAAAGCCTCTTTCGGGGTCTTCTGGAAGGGAGATAAAGCTCCAGATCAGGAACACGGGACTTTCAGCGGCGGCGACATTCAAGCAGGTAGGAATATTTGCGGCCTGCGGCGGCGTGGAGGTCCTTTTTGCGATATCGCAGGACGAATCAGGCGAGGAAATTCCGTCGGCGGCTGAATATCCTGACTTCATGGAGGAATTCACTGCCGCCGTGACTATCTCGCAGACTTATGGAGTCACAGTAGAAGTCAGCTCCCTGGCGTTTGTCACGAAAGCAGAACTTGAGGAGTCACTTTCAGGGAAATCAGACAGCGGGCACAAGCACACGACGTCCGATATATCAGACCTGCCTAAGCTCGGAACAGCAGCGCAGAAAAACGCGGGGGATTTCGTGGACGCCGCTGACAAGAATGCGCAGACCCTTATCCCCGCCGGTTCAGATATTCCGGCCTGGCTCTGGGCGAACGCAAAAAAATACACGCGGTACTATTCGAAATATGCAAGTTCCAACAGTTATGTGAACGCCCCGCCGCATATGCAGAGCGGCTCGGAACATATTGCATACTATTGGTTTGACGGCATGAACGTCACAGCTATCGGAGAATGCGGTATGATGTATGTCGGAATGCTTATTTCTGGTGTTTTTTCGGGCTGGTCGCCGGCAAGGAGCGGCAAGAACGAGCTTGACAATCCGGATTTTCGTATAAATCAGCGCGGGCAGGCTGAATACACCTCCGGCTACACGGTCGACAGATGGTATTCTCCCGGGAAGTGCAGCGCAGCGCCGATTTCCGGCGGTGTGAAGCTCACCTCTACGGTAACAGCGTCGTCAACAACCCACGCTTTTTGGCAGGATTTTGAGTTCCCGCTTCCACCGGGAAAATACACGCTATCTCTCAAGGCAGCGGACGTCACCGGAGTATGGGCCGCGCGTATCCGCACTGTGACCGCAGCCGGGGACTACGTTGACAGCTACTATACTCCCAGGCTTCAGGCTGGAATAAACAGTGTGACGGTAGATCTTTCTGACAGCGAGTACATATCAGCGGTATCCATCGGGTTCAACAAGGGCACCGAAGCCGGGAACTCCCTGAAGCTCGCATGGGTCAAGCTAGAGCTTGGCAGCGCCGCTACTCCGTTCGTACCGCCCGACCCGGCGACGGAGCTGCTCAAGTGTCAGAGGTACTTTACTATCTACAAGCACCAAAATGCAACGTCAAACACCGATAAATGCTCAATAGGCGTCGGATATGCTCTTACTGGCTCCATTGTATACGCAGTATTACCGATTGCAGCAATGCGTAGCGGCGTTGCGGCAACGGTAAGCTACAGTGGGTTGTCGCTTATCAATGGCACAGATACTGTTGTAGATTTTAGCAGCGCTACGGCATTGGAGCAGACGGACAGTACGGTACAAGTAGCTTTCACGGTTAGCGGTCAGACCCCCGGAACTGTTTACAGGCTGCACCTTATGAACAGCGACGCTTATCTGGTTGTGTCCAAGGAGCTGTGATTAGATTGTAAGGAGGAAACGACATGGACGAATACATAGTATATGTCAAGGCAGATTCGAACGGAGTAATAACAGCTATCAACTCCAGTGCGTTCATTAGCGGCGAGGGTTGGACGGAAATAGACCGCGGGGAGAGCGACCGCTTTCACCATGCGCAGGGGAATTACCTGGGTTGTGGACTTACAGACGCAGACGGGCTGTATAATTACAAGCTTGTCGGAGGCGTTCCGGTGCTACGCTCTGACGAGGAGAAAGCCCCAGAGCGTGCGAGGATAGCGGCACAGGCAGAGATATCCCGGCTCAAGCGCAATCTTGCTGACACCGATTATATCTCCGCGAAAATCGCGGAGGGTGCGGCGACCCGCGAGGAATACGCGGACAAGCTCGCGGAACGTGCGGCTTGGCGCGCACGAATAAACGAACTGGAGGGGACATGATGGATAGCAACATTATTGTAGCGCTCATCGGCGCTGGCGTGACCGTCGCGAATGTGCTTTTCACGACGATTTCAGCCCGTAAACAAAAGCGTGATGAGCGTACAGAGCAGCTTGAGGCAGGCGTGCAGTGCCTGCTGAGAGCGGAGATAATCCGTTCTCATGAGAAGTATACCGAGCGCGGCAGGTGCCCGATATATGCCCGGGAAGCGCTCGCCAGGGCGTACAATGCTTATCATGCTCTTGGCGGCAATGATGTCGCGACCGACCTTTACAACGAACTTATGGAATTACCAAGTAACTGAGGAGGAAAAAACATGAAAATTGACTGGAGAAGAAAGCTGACATCAAGAAAGCTGTGGGTTGCTACAGCGGGATTCATCGCTGGACTTATCGTAGCATTCGGAGGAAGCTCGGAGACAGCGGAAACCGTTTCCGGATGCATACTCAGCGGCGCGGCGGTCGTAGGATATGTCATCGGCGAGGGGATGGCTGATGGCGGTCACAGGGAGGACGACGATGGCTAAATATGCAGGTATAGACCTTTCCTATTCACAGGAAAAGGTGGACTACAAGGCTCTTGCAAAGGCTAAGATCATGAGGAAGCCGCTTAAATTCGTCATGATCAGGCTGGGGCATGGCAGAAAGAAGGACACACTGTTTGAGCAGCATTACAAGGGCTGCAAGGCGGCTGGGATAAAGGTAGGAATTTATCACTGGAGCTATGCCAAGTCCGCTTCGGAGGCACGTGTTGAAGCAAACTGGGTGCTGGAACAGCTTCGTGGACTTGAGATAGACTATCCCATCGCTATGGACTTCGAGGATAAGGGCGTGCTTGCGGCGGGACTTTCCAGGGAGGAATACACCGATATCGTCCGCGCATATCTTTCGACTATCCAGGCCGCGAACTACTATCCTTTACTCTATACGGGAAAGTACACAATAAGGGATCATCTTGACAGCGGGCTGCTTAAGGAATTCGACCTCTGGCTTGCTCAGTACACCTCCGAGGGATATCAGGCGCAGCTCGGTCAGGTTATGTGGCAGTTCACGGTCGCCGGTCACCCTGAATGGGATTACTCGAAACAGGGGAGCGTCGCCGGCGTGACCGGCCCGTGCGACTGCGACTGGGCTTATGTCGGATATGCTGCCAAGATAAAGAAGCTCAAGATGAATCAGCCCCTTGTCGCCGTTCGCGCCGAGAAGCTCGTCCGCTCCTCCGAGGTCGATTCGGAGAAGGCGCTGCTTCGCAGCAAGGGGTACACTCTGCTCTGACTCCATCATCGGCGCTTTTAATATCTTTATCCCGGGTTAATGCCCGGGATTTCTTTTGGGGTTACCGGACATTTTTCCTTTCGTCTTTATTTTTTTGCAGATTCTTCCCAAACTTAATTTTTCGACTGTTATAAGCTATTTTTGAATTAAAAATGCATGGGTGTCAGATGGGTGTCACAAAAGATTTAAAAGATGCTTTATAATCGTATGTAATGGGATTTTTGTACTACTTTCGGGACGCAGAGGTCGCAGGTTCGAATCCTGTCATCTCGACCATTTCAAATGGCTCTGTTAAGGGAATTAGCGGAACCGAAATATCAGACAGTTGAGATTTTTGTCTACAACGGTCTACAATTTATCGTTAAGGTGTGTTGTGCTAGAACACACCTTTTCTTTTTTGCAAACCGTTTTTTTTCAGAGTGAGAATGTACCAGTCATCGCGTCAGCAAGAATATGCTGGCGATTTTTGGATATATGCGTGTAAATGTTGCTTGTGGTTTCTATATCCGCATGACGCAGCCAGACCTTGATTTTCTCAATGTCCCAGCCTTTGTCAAAGCAGATGCTTGCCGTACTGTGCCTCAGATCATGAAAGCGCATCTCAGGCAGCCCGTGACGCTTTAATGCTCTTTGGAACGAAACGGTAATCGCGTCCGGACGGAACAGATGTCCATCGTCCCATGTAAACACATAGTCGCTTTCATAATAACCGTTGCCGCATATCTCTCTGTTCCTCTCCTGTCTGGCGTGAATGTCCAGCAAAAGTTCTCTCGCCTCGGGGAGCAGTTCAAAGGTGTTGCGGCTGTTTTCTGTTTTGGTGCTGTCCTGGTATACTATTGACTTGTGCTTGACAACGGTATGGTTGATTTCGATAGTGTTTTTCTCAAAGTCAACCGCACTCCATTTTATTCCCAGGACCTCGCTTTTCCGCAAGCCATAGAGCAGCGCTATGAATACAATCGGCTGAATCCATTCACCTCTCAGCTTATGAAGCATATCGTTAGCTTCTTCTGCTGTCATGTACACATTCTTGGTAGAATCGCTTTCAGTTTTCGGCTTTCTGGGTATCGGTACTTTTTCAGCAGGATTGCGTAATATGTACTCATAAATTACCGCCTCGTTAAGAACAGCCTTGATTAGCTGAGCATGGCTTCTCAATGAACGATTTCCCAGACCGCCTTTTTTCCTGTCAAGACGTCCTCCCGAAAACTTGTATTCGTAGTAGTCCGCAAAATGACGCGGCTTTAATTCGGCAAGCGTGAGATTAAGCTCATTGAAATACGGGATAATGTGCCTCCGGGCATACACCTCATATCCTTCCCATGTGATGAGTTGGATTTTGTTCTTCTTTCGTTCCAGCCAATCAGTAAGGTAGTCTGTAAAAAGTACCTGACCTCCACTTGCGTAGTTAGGCTGCGAGCTGTACGAATCTGGGTCAGCTAACATTCTATTTTCTTCCAGCTCATACTTTTTGAGGTTATCGTAGAGCATTTTTTCAGCGGTTCTTTTGTTTTTTGCCGTTGACGGCAAAGACGTGGATATCCAGCGTTTTTTCTTTTGGCTTAAGTCGGTAATGTTCTTTTCTGGATACAAAGCTGCGCTTAGTCCATACAGAACCATTACCCAATAGTTATGCTTTTCATAAAGTGATCCGGTCACTGTGCTGTCCTCCTTTAAGACCGTCCACCCTTTCATCTAACATCTTTATTATACCACTTTCGCCTTGAAATTTCAATACACTAAAGTCGTAAATCTGATTTTTTTCTATTTGACTATTGACGTATTCTATCACATAGATCTTAGGAATTCGGTATTTCCTTCCAATGACCAAGTGCTTGATTTTATTTTCAGTAACCAATTTATACGCTGAATATTTTGAAATGTTCAGCATTTCCATCAGCTGTGAAATCTCAACAATATCAGGGTAATCTTTAAAAATATCAGATGACAAGGTAGAAAGCCCCTTTCATTATTCTATAAAAAGCCGTGGTTCAGTATTTTAGAGCCACGGCTTTCAATTTCTGATACGCTTTCAGAGCAGACTCAGGTAGTTACGCATCCTGACATGGGACTTTCACCCCTGCCCATTCCTGTGGGACAAGCCGTCGCCGGAAGTATCATTATGCTATCTTGCTCCGCGCTCGTTTCTTATAGAGGTCCTTGTGCGTTCAAGGCTCTGGCTTGACTGCCGGCAGGTGGCAGAGTATCTGTTATTCTCGCGCATATGTAAAGGTGGTCACGGATAATGAGATACCCCGTCAGATCGGTAGCAGAAATTTCTTCGCACGTCTTTGAGTTTGATAGGTTTTGTATCTGCTCTGGTATTCTGTTGTCAAAGAACTGTCCGGGAATCAAGTGGCAGTTTGTTTCCGGATAATGAAATTAGTCCAACTCTCCGAAAGGGAGCGTTTTTGTTTCTGCCGCTTATTTTTCCCTGTACCTATTATAGCATATAATTCCGCAATTTTGTATGACAAAACGTCATACGAATATGACACCTTGTAGGCTGAAAAACCATCGTGAATGTTATATACTATAATCCGGAAAGGAGGCGAATACATGGCGGTGTCTTATAGTAATAGGATTCGCTCTTTGAGGAAGAAACTGAAAATGACCCAGAAACAGATGGCTGAACAGCTTTTTATAGATCAGTCCACGCTGGCAACGTATGAAAACAGAACCAGAGAGATCCCGATAGATATTCTTGTGAAACTGTCAAAAATTTACGGAATTTCCGTGGATTATCTGTTCTGCGTAAGCGACTTTGCTGTGCTGGACGATGCGCTCGTCCGCACCCAGACAAAGGAACTTATCGACAGCCTGAGCGCAACGCAGGTGTTTGAGGTCAAAGGGTACATTCGCAGAATGATTGAAAGCAAATCTGAGGACGAATAAATCCTATAATCAAAAAGACACTCGGCCCAAAAGAAAAATAAGACTTCCAATTTCTTGAAAGCC